GCTTTTAACGAGATGCTTCCCCCTGACGGCCCCGTCAGGACCGCGATAGTAGGGGAACCTACCAAAGACAAAGAACAACAAGCTCGCCGCGTTAAAGAGTTTATGAATTACTACATTACTAACGTAATGGAAGAGTACACCCCTGAATTTGATCAAATGTTGTTCTTTCTGCCCTTGGCCGGATCTACTTTCAAAAAGGTGTACTTTGACGAGGGCTTAAACCGCGTCGTAAGTAAGTTTGTACCGGCAGAAAACCTTGTGGTGCCTTACGAGACAAGCAGTTTAGAGACATGCCCTTGTATAACCAACGTAGTTAATATGCCTTTGAATGAGTTGCGTAAACTCCAGATTAGCGGTTTCTACGCCGACGTTCCTGTTTTGCCAGGCGTCGAAACACAAAATCAATTAGAAGAACAAATGGATAAGATTCAAGGCGTCCAGGCTTCTAATATTGATTATGACGTTACTCTTTTGGAATTCCATGTCGAACTAGACCTTTCTGGATTTGAAGATATCGGAGAAGACGGAGAGGAGACAGGGATAAAGCTTCCTTACGTTGTAACTGTGGTTGAAAACAGCGGAAAAGTTATCTCTATCCGCCGTAATTACCTCGAAGACGATGAAGACCGTAAAAAGATACAGTATTTTGTCCACTATAAGTTTCTCCCAGGCTTTGGCTTCTACGGTTTAGGGCTTATCCACACTATTGGCGGACTGTCTAGAACAGCCACAGCGGCCCTACGGCAGCTCATAGACGCGGGTACGTTGTCTAACTTACCTGCGGGTTTTAAAGCGCGAGGCATGCGTATAAGGGACGATTCTACGCCCTTACAGCCCGGTGAGTTTAGAGATGTCGATGCTCCAGGAGGCGCGATACGCGATAGTTTGATCCCGTTACCGTTTAAAGGTCCCGATCGGACGTTATTTGAGCTATTGGGCTTTGTGGTAGAAGCAGGCAAGCGGTTTGCGACTATTACGGATTTGAAGGTAGGGGACGGCAATCAGAATGCCCCGGTAGGCACTACGGTGGCTATGCTTGAGCAAGGTAGCCGGGTAATGAGCGCGGTTCATAAGCGTATGCATTACGCGATGCGTCAAGAATTTAAGCTTATGGTCCGTGTAATGCACGAGTCGTTGCCCCAGGAATACCCTTTCTCGGTAGAAGGCGGTGATCAGACCATTATGGCTACGGACTTTGATGGCCGGGTTGACGTTGTACCTATTTCTAATCCCAATGTCTTCTCACAAGCGCAGCGTATTGCTTTGGCTCAAGCTCAATTACAGATGGCTACGCAAGCCCCTGAAATGCACAACATGCACGAAGCCTTTCGCCGTATGTACGACGCTTTGGGCGTTAAAGACGTAGATAGGCTTCTGAACGCTCCTAGTACGGCAGAGGAGGTACCTAAAGATCCTGCGCAAGAGAACATTGACGCTATTGAAAACGTTTCTTTGAAGGCGTTTGATGGGCAGAACCATGATGCGCATATTATGTCGCATTTGTTGTTTAGCGCGTCGCCTTTGGCCGCACAGACACCTTCTATTATTTCCTCGTTGCAAAAGCATGTAACGGAGCACGTAAAGATTAAATCCGAAGAAACGGCTATGATGCAGTTTATGCAACAGAGCCAGGGTCAACCTCCTACTGATGATCAGTTGCTTGAGATTGAGATGATGATAGCTCAGAACATTGCTCAAGAGTTGCAAGCAGTTCGCCAAATGAGCCAGCAGATAGCAGGACAAGGTCAGGAACAGCCGCAAGGTCCTGATCCGTTAATTATGCTAAAAGAGAAGGAAATAGGCATAAAAGAACAGCAAACTATGGCAGATATTGCTAATGACCAAGCTAAGTTGGGATTAGAAGAGCAGAAGATGGTTGAACGCAGTCGTCAATTTGACACTCGGCTAAGAAGCCAAGAAGAAATGGCAGCACAACGATTAGACGCACACGCTCAACGAGAGCTATTACGATTAAGAGCAAACCGAAAAGGATATTGATATGAGAAATGTAAGATTTAACGGAACGCCGGGACCTACTGCGCCTAAGGCAACTAATTATGCGGATATTAAGGACCAGGGACGTATTCCTTACGGTAGTACAACTACTTTGAAAGTTTCAGATCCTTCCAAAGTTAAAATTACCCGAGGCACTAGCCGTGGTATGGGCGCTATGCTACGTGGTGGTAAATTCACTATTTCCTAGGAAACCACCATGGCTGTAACCGTGAAAAGAACGCCTTCTGGGCGACTTACCTACCGAGGTGAGTCGTTCTCTGGTTACAACAAACCAAAAAGGACTTCTGGAGGCAGCAAGAAGTTTGCTGTTTTAGCTAAAAAAGGCGATGACGTAAAATTAGTTAGGTTTGGTGATCCGAATATGACGATCAAAAAAGCCATACCAGCACGCCGCGCCAGCTTTAGAGCGCGACACAAGTGCGACACAGCAAAAGATAAGTTTAGTGCAAGGTACTGGAGCTGCAAAAAATGGTAATTAAAACAGAGTCTTCTGCAACTTCCGTAAAAGAAGGTTCCCATCGTATGCCGGACGGCACAATTATGAAGGATTCGGCTCATTCGACCGATGGAACTGGGCCTTTTAAAGCTATAAAAGTTTTTAGCCCTATTATTCAAAGGCGTCAACGGTTTTTAGGGACGTTATAAAACCGTTTCACTATTGTTCTAATAGTGTACTACCGCCAAGTATACGATATACTCTGATGATATAGGATAATTCTATACGGAGGAGTTATGGATGATTTAGATGTCGTTCAATTCGTTCAAAAGACGATAAAAGAGCGCAAAAGGAATGTTTTAGACATTCTAGAAAATAATGGAATCAGTTCGATGGAGCAATACTCCAACCTTATGGGCGAAATGACTTCATTAACACATGTAGAACAGGAACTCTCGAGCCTACTTGAAAAACAGGAGCGTTACCATGATTGAGGTACCCGGTTATTTAGCCGCAGAAATAGAAGCTGAGAAAAAAATTAAAGCTAAAGCTGTTCCCGCCAAAGACCCAATTCCTAAAAAGGAAGAAGGCGAAGAAGGCGCAGAAAAAATGTACGTAGACCCTATGCAACGGGTTCTAGATCCTACTAAAGCTGATAAAGCTATGATAGATCGAATGCCTCAACCGACCGGTTGGCGCATGCTCATTCTCCCATACCGCGGTAAAAGAATGTCTGATGGCGGAATTTATATCCCCGACAAGACGTTAGATGACGGCCAGGTTCAAACGGTTGTTGGATATGTCTTAAGGCAGGGGCCTCTGGCCTATGCGGATAAAGACAAGTTCCCAGATGGCCCGTGGTGTAAAGAGAAGAGTTGGGTTGTTTTTGCTAGATATGCTGGATCAAGGTTCCGCATAGAAGGCGGCGAAGTTCGCATCCTTAACGATGATGAAGTATTAGCCACAATAGATGATCCCGAAGATATTATTAGTTTTTAAAGGAGCCTGGTATGGAACAGAAAAAAAGAGAAACTAGTGTAGATGATGGCACAGTTGACATTGAATTAGGGGAAGACACGGAATCGCAAACCGTTGAAATAGACGTTAATGAAACCGAGGAAACCGATCAATCCGACGAGCACGAAGAGTATTCGCAAGGGGTTCAAAAGCGCATAGCCAGCCTTACGAAGAAAATGCGTGAAGCGGAAAGACAGCGTGAAGAAGCATTGCTTTACGCTAAAAACGTAAAAACTGAATCCGACCAGGTAAAGGCAAAGCTTAACACTGTCGATCAGGGGTACTTAAATGAGTACGGAGGCCGTATTACGGCTGAATCGACTGCGGCAAAGGAAGCTTTTAAGCGTGCCATTGCTGTAGGTGACCCCGAAGGTACCTTGGCGGCTCAAACAAAACTTAACGAACTGCATTACGCAGAGACTAAGTTAAATGAAGCCAGAAGGGCCCAAACTCTTAACGTTCAACGACAAGAGCACGAACGGCTGCAATCTGACCAGCAGGTTACTCAGCAAGCCCCTGTTAGGGCCGACCCTCGAGCTGAAAGGTGGGCTGGAACTAATGAATGGTTTGGAAACGACAACACAATGACGTTTGCCGCGTATGGGATACACAAACAACTCGTTGACGAAGCATTTGACCCCACGGGCGATGACTACTATGATGAGCTGGATAAAAGAATTCGAGAAGAATTCCCACACAAGTTTTCAGATACCGGGACCAAGCGACGCCACGCCCAAACTGTCGTTGGAGTTTCCCGCAGCAATTCATCAAAAACTGGGCGCAGACAGGTAAAGCTCACACCAAGCCAAGTCGCGATAGCGAAGAAATTAGGTGTGCCACTAGAAGAATACGCGAAATATGTCAAATAGGAGACGACGATGACTACAAAGAAACAAGGTTTTGAAGGAATTGATCGGACTTCTCGCGCTAATGACAGCAGGGAGAAAGAGCACAGGCGTAAGCCTTGGGCTCCCCCATCCATGTTAGATGCACCGCCTGCACCCGAAGGGTACAAACACCGTTGGATACGTACAGAGACTCGCGGCTTTGATGACCGCAAAAATATCTCCGCACGGCTAAGGGAAGGATATGAACTTGTAAGACAAGATGAATATCCCGACTTTGAAGCTCCGGTTGTTGATTCAGGTAAATATGAAGGTGTTTTCGGCGTTGGAGGACTCTTACTCGCACGTATTCCATTAGAAACTTTAGCGGAAAGAACAGCGTATTTTGCTGGGAAGTCCCAAGATCTGTTGGATGCGGTCGATCATGACATGATGCGAGAAAATGCTCACTCAAGTATGGCGATCAATAAACCTGACCGTCAATCTCGTGTAACTTTTGGTGGCCCTCGTAAAACGTAGGCTACCCCCTTTAGGAGAGAAATATCATGGCGAATATAGCAACTGCCTTTGGTCTTCGACCTATCGGATTAGTTGGAAGCGCAGTTAATTCTACCGGTGTAACCGAGTACGAAATTGCTTCTAACAACACTAATGCAATATTTCAGTATGGAATTGTTGTTCCTACTGCTGCGGGCGTCATTGATCACGCGGGCAGTACTGCCGGTGGAACAGTGGCCGCATTAGGTGTTCTGATGGGAATTATGTACCAAGATGCTACACAGAAAAAGCCAGTTTGGCTTAATTACTGGCCCGGTTCAGCAGGCGTTTCAGTGGATACTAATTATCCAGTTAAAGCGTATGTTGCGGACAATCCAAATCAACTTTTCCAAGTTGCTTCGGACGCCTCACTAACAGACCGTGCTACGGCCCTTACCCATGTATTTTCGAATGCATCTTTGGGTACTTCGGCTAGAGTCGGTTCTACGGCTAACGGCAACTCTAATGCTGCCCTGGGCGTATCCACTATCGCGAACACAGCTACGCTTCCTTTGCGTATTGTGGGCATTGTTGATGATGAAGCAAATAGCGACTTTACTGCTGCGGGTATCCCGTATGTTGTACGCTTGAACGCCCATTTCAACTCTAATGCTTCGCGGTTCGATTCACAAACCACTTCATTAACGACTGGTATTTAAGAGGGCTAAATCATGGCTATATCTCGCGCACAACTAGCGAAAGAGCTGGAACCCGGACTAAATGCTTTGTTCGGACTGGAGTACGATCGTTATGATCGTGAACATGCGGAGATCTTTGACGAAGAGTCATCAGATCGCGCATTCGAAGAGGAAGTAATGCTGTCAGGCTTTGGTACTGCCCCGGTTAAAAACGAGGGTAATGCCATTACGTTTGATGACGCGCAGGAGACTTACACTGCTCGGTACACCATGGAAACTATTGCCTTGGCGTTCAGCATCACTGAGGAAGCGATTGAGGACAATCTTTATGATCGTCTTGCAGCTCGCTATACTCGGGCACTTGCTCGTTCAATGTCACAAACCAAGCAGATTAAAGCTGCGGCGGTATTAAACCAGGCGTTTAACACTGCGGTTCCAATAGGCGACGGAGCGGCTCTTTGTTCAGCAGCCCACCCATCGCTTATCGGTAATCAGACAAATCTTTTGGCTGTTCCATCAGACCTAAACGAGACATCTCTTGAGCAAATGCTCATTGACATCTCTAGTTTAACTGATGAGCGCGGTTTAAAGATTGCCATACGTGGAATGAAGATGATTATACCGAAAGAACTGCAATTCATTGCAGAGCGTGTAATTAACTCTAATCTACGTCCTGGTACTGCTGACAACGACGTCAATGCGACCAAGTCTATGGGAATGATCCCTGATGGCGCGGTTGTTAACCACTTTCTGTCTGATCCAGATAACTGGTTCATTAAGACGGATGCTCCTAACGGCTTTAAGATGTTCAACAGAACTCCTCTTAAGACTGCTATGGAAGGTGACTTCGACACAGGTAACATGCGATTCAAGGCCCGTGAGCGTTACAGCTTCGGCGTCTCAGATTGGCGTGCTGTGTACGGTAGTGGCACCTAAGACTTCGGTCTATAAAGTGCAGAAAAGACCCGCTTACGCGGGTTTTTTTTATTGTGCAGAAAAACAATAACTGGTATATACTTTAATTATTCCGGGAATCAACCGGTGCTTCTGACAGTCCCGGCTGACGACATGCAGACAGAGCACCCCAGCACTCGCATGTGAGGTTTCAAAATGTCTACTACTACCTTTTCGGGTCCGGTCGTATCACAAAACGGTTTTATTACTGGTCACCAAGTAACAAGCGCCAACGCAATCAATGCAACCGCTACAGTTACCGCAACACAGGCTGCAACTGGTTACATCACCTCTACTTCAGCAGCCGCCACCACCCTTACACTACCTACTGGTACATTATTGGGTGCAGCTTTGGGTGCGGTACAAGGGACGGTGTTTGATCTGTATATTGATAACACTGCGGGCGCAAGCACTATAACTGTGGCTGTTGCCGTAAATGGCATCCTATCTGCTTTAGCCGTTGCTGTAGCCGCTAGTGCTGGTCTTTTAACCATACCTTCAGGCGTTACGGGTCAAGCTAAATTTACTCTGATGTTCTCTAGCGCAACAGCGTATACGTTCA